CGGAGCCGACACCGCTTGACCGTGTGGAGGCGCAGATTGCGTACACGGCCATGATAACGGACACGATGCTGGAGGGTTAAGCATGTACGACAACATTAAAAAGTGGTACGACATGGGCCTGTGGAGCGCCGCGCAGGTGCGGCAGGCCGTTCTAAAAAATATCATTTCAGAAACGCAATATAAGGAAATTACAAGCAAAACATATTAAGGAGGCAAACATCATGACACCATTTGCAGGAATCAACAGAATTACAAGCCCTTACGGATACCGAGAATACTGGTATAATGGCCGTCTCATCAAGGAGCAGCATAAGGGGCAGGATATTGTTCCGACGCAACAGGCCGGACAGGCACTGCCCGAAAGCGCATGGGCTGTTCGGGAGGTGACGGGCGGAACGGTAACAGCTGTGAGCACAGGTTATAACGGTGGACGCGGCAATCTGGTAAAGGTGCAGACAGCGCCGGGCGTGGTCGAAATTTACCAGCACCTGAAAACCATTACCGTGAAAGTTGGGAAAACGGTACGTCAGGGCGATGTAATTGGCGTTGCTGGCAGCACGGGGCAGGTTACAGGCCGTCACCTGCACTTTGAGGTACAGGTAAATGGCACAGCTGTTGAGCCGTCCGCGTGGAGCGATTTGCCGAATAAAGCAGCTACTTACAACGGCAATGATACGCTTGACCATCCTTCGGAAGATGTGGACAAGCTTTACAAAGCTACGGTGCTTGTGGATGGTTTGAGATTGCGCCCATATCCAAAGGCGGACGACTTCAACGCTAACGATGCCATTGCAACGCTCGTTAAAGGGAAAGTATACGACCTGAAACAGACCCGAAACGGCTGGGCTTTCCTCCTTACCGATGAGGGTTCTGGAGGATGGGCGTGCATTGAAGATTCCAACGGTAAATACTTGGATATAAAGGAGGTATAACCTCCATGGAATGGACTGTTATAACAGTGCTTGTTGCTCTGGTTGGCCTGCTTGCTACAGTAGGCGCTCCGGTTATTAAACTCAACAGCAACCTCACAAAACTGACGGTGTTGCTTGATACGTTGAAAAACGACATGCAAGAGCAGAAAAAGTCTGCGAAAGAAAGTCACCGCCGGCTTTGGGAGCACAACGACGAGCAGGATGGCAGGATTGAAAATCACGAGAAGCGCATTACGCTTTTGGAACAGAAATAACGTAGGAGGAACATATGGAACAGATTATGAACTATATCAAACCGGAGCTTGCGGTGCTGCCCGTTGTGCTCTACTTTTTGGGCATGGCACTGAAAAATGCGCAAGCCGTAAAGGATAAGAATATCCCCATTACGCTGGGCGCTGCTGGCATCGTTTTGGCGGCTTTGTGGGTAATATCGACCTCCACCATTACCGGATGGCAAAGTGTCGTGCTGGCGCTGTTTACGGCCATTGTGCAGGGTGTAATTGCGGCTGGGTGCAGCGTGTATGTAAACCAGATTGTCAAACAGAAGAATAAAACCGAATAAGTATAAAAAGCCGCTAGAGGAATGTTTCTCGGCGGCTTTTTTTATTTGTTTTTTAGTGATATAATACGTTCCATACCAACAGAAAGTGAGGTGAATTAAAAATGGAAGATGAATATAAAAAACTGTTTTTATATCAAAAAAGGTGGGCAAAGCATTGGACAACATATAGTGCACATCGTGCGCATTCTAGTACGCAATGGATGAGGGAACCAGCCCAAGAAACATTTGATTTTATTTGTACACTTCAAAAAGATATGAAACAAAGCCCTTATTCTGATAAAGTTATTGAGTTATACAATTTTTTTGTAAAAAAAACTCAAGAAGCTGAATCACAAAAAGAACTTTGGTATACGAATGGGTATGACTACTATTGTGATTGTATTAGATACATACAAACACAACTGAAAAATATTAGTTCTGGTATTCCTGTAAAAATTTATCCAATACGAAATTGACTAACATCTTTTAAACATAAATCCAATTACGATGGATATCGGCGGGTCGTGTCAAGATTTTTTCGCAC